ATAATATTCTACATTATCATAAGAGTTAGGGTATACATTTCCTTGAAATAGTATTTTTAAACCATTAGTAAACACTACTCCATTTGGGGCAGTGTATGTTTTTTTACCTAATATTTCAGTTAGTACATTAATTTCATTTGTAACGTTGCTGTCAACTAATCTAATGATGCCAACCTTTGTAGATGAGGTTCCATCCTGATAATATAATTGATCCAATATTGCACTATTGTACGGAATTAATTGAATCGATCCAATTATTTCAATTGATCCAAGTGTATTTCTATAAAAACCTCTATTAGCATATACATTACCAAATATAGGAGAAATTGTTTGATTTGAAGGTATTAAGGTAGCCGGAGTAAGTTGTATAATATTTCCGGGCAATATTGTTATATTGAAAAAAGTTGAATTTACCTGAGCATAATATCCACCTTCAAAATTTGCTTGATCTATTTCTGTGCCAGGATAAACATACGGAGCACCACCTACTGGAAATGTGACCGGGCCACCATCTGTATTAACTGTTTGTGTTCCGGAATTTATTGTTTCTTCATCGTATAATGTTTGGTCATAGAATTTTTGAATAAAAGCATATTCATTTTCTACTCCGGTATTATAAAACATTACAGTTAGACCATCTAATTCAGTAACGCCATCGATGCCACCTATATCACTGACAATTGCACCATTAAGTTCGCTAAAAGGTAAAGTAGATACCACTCCGCATCTGGGACCTAATGGAAAATTATATTCATTTAGTGCATTTTTTTCAGGAACAGTGAATGTTACAACCCCTTGTGTTGCGCCATTATTAGTCACACCATAAACGTCACGTGTTTGTACATTTGGTTGTGTTGGACTATATCCTGTAACCCCGGGTGTACCCTGAATCCAAAATTGAGTATCTTGGTCTACATTAAAAGAATATGTGCCGCCACGCAACAATGTTAATGTTGGGTTTGGTGTTGCAACCGGGTTAATGTCTGAATAAATTAAATAATCATTTGCCTCATCTGTTACTGTAAAGTTTGCGGCGTTATAAACAATGTCAGAAGAAATAATTACACGATCAGGACCTTCAGGTAACCAGTAATACTGATTAAAGTTGATAATCTTATCTAGGTCGGTAAAAGAATCCCATGAATAAAATTGACTGGTAAATAATCTACTATTGTCATTAGTAATACTACCTTCAAGTTTTAATGCATCCAGTATACCAGGATAGCTAATAAAATCATTAGCAGTAGTGTCATTTTCTTTTAAGAAAACAACGCCCGGATCTAACTGATAATCTGTCCTAACTTTAGTAGGTTCAACAACATATTTGTTGGTCGCATTAACACCGTAGCCAAATGTACTACCTATATATCCCTCAATCTTTTTTGTACTAGGTTGAGCAACTAACTGGTCTAACGTAGCCTGTAAAAACTGGCTGTTAGTTGTTGTTTGAAATATCTCAGGTAAAAAATTCAGCGTTCTAATTCTTGTTGCCATTATAAAAATCTCTATGGTTATATTATACTTATGCTATTTGTAATTCGGCGGGAGTAAGTGCGGCAATGACTAATACATCATTCGCAGTTGCGGCATTTACAAATATTTCATAAGGCAAACATTTAATTTCATACAAATCTCCAAAACTCATTGTAGGATTGTTAGGCACTAATACACAAGAACTTACTAACTCACCTATCTCAGCATGAATGTATGCGCTCAATTCACTGAAATAAAACGTGTCACCAAAGTTCCAATTATTAATATTAAAATAATTATTCATTTGTGTTAATACTGCACTACGAATTTCACTGTCGCTTGCATTGGTATTAGAATTTTTAATAACTTTAATTGTGCCTCTCAGGGCAGAAGCAGCCTTAGGTCCAAACAAAGGTTTAAAGAGTACGCTATTCAATATAGCACTATCAGATATCATCTTATAATCATTAATTTGCGGATAATAAGCTGATAGTTCAGTAGTTGTTGGCCGTGATGGTTCTGGAACCGTATTTGTACTATCTTGTATATAATTTTGATATGCAGTATAATAAGCCTGTGTTACCAAATACAAATCAATAATATTTGTGGTAGCAGGATCAATGCGTGTAGTATTATTACTATTATGACGATATTGAAATTGTAATCCTTGACGTCCGGGTCTCATACTATATTGTGGTTGTTCTACTAATATATAATATGGAGTTGTAATTGTTTGATCTTGCACTGATATGTAAAAAACATTATCAGTATACGCATAGAATAACTGTCCTAGAGGATAATCGTATTTTACAACTTCTATTTGAGTCTTGGTTGGATATTGATACGACACATCAGTTGATGGAATTAATTGTAATCGTGTTAAATTAATAGCGTCTTGTAATTCTTCAAAAAAAGTGTATATTCCAATATTTGTATTACCGGTTACATACCCTGTAATTTGATTAAAGAAATCTGGGTTTTCAATTAGAGTTCTATCATTAACATTGATACTAGCTACTTCTACTTCAAAATCATCAATATACCCGTCACTTTGTATTGTTTGTCCAACGATACTAGCAGATATATTATTTGTTAATGGGTAATTACTACCGGGTTGTGTATTAGTTGCTAGTACATTTACAAAATCTTGTAAAATTTGTCCACTAAATGGATCGTACACTAGTTTACCTGCTTCATATGTAAAACGTGTGTCTGCTACGCTACCAAAATAATATGCTAATGAACGGTATGTTATTGTATATCTATTATAACCGGTGCTTAGAAAATTAACAAAATAGCCGGTAGCATTATAGTTTTCAACACTCCAACGATTTTGTGCTATCGTTAATGAGTTGTTAAAAACTAAGCTAAAGTTTTGCTGTAGTTCCATACGAACTCTACATTCTTGTATTATAGAATTTGGTAAGATATTATCAAATGCAGGCAATATAACCGATAATATTGCTTCTGATGGTACGTAACCATTTAATGTTATTGGGCCAGTCCCATTTGCAAAACTACCCTGACCATTGTTATAGCCATCACCTATTACATTTAATACAGTCGTCCAAATATATGATTTGTCAGTTGGTGTCGCAATGCCACTAACTAATCGATTATTAGTGTCAAAGTAAAATCCAGATGGCGCTGTAAATTTTATCAATGCACCTTTAGTAATATACTTGACTGCGTTGGTTGAATATGTCCCAACCGGTATAGGACTAGTGTCGCCATTTTGAATATTATAAAAATAACCAGTTTGGCTATTGGCATCTACTGTGTTAGTTTGCCAATAAACCGTACCATCACCAGATGCACTATTAACATTATACCTAGTATAATTTTGTATATAATATTGTGCGGATCTATTATCAGATAATATTGTAGCTAAGTTATCTGTTAAGAAAGTAATAATATCACCAGAATTAGTTATAACTAACGATGAACTACCTTCAGTATTATTTAACCACACACCGCCGTCATTAGCAAAACTATTGGTGCTACTATACTTACCGGTTGGATCAAGTAAATCTAAATTCTTTGACGCCCCCACGCTACTACGATTGATAGCTTTTGATTTGATAATAGAACTATATAATGTGTATGGAAAATTAGTATAGTCTTCACCATTAACCATACGATTTTGAGTATAGTAACGAGTTGGAGCACGTTGTTTAATATTGGCAAGACTTTCACGTGTTTGAGCATTTGATACTGGAGTTTGCAATGCTAAACCAACAGTTAATGATTCCTGTCTACCTGCTCTGCTTACATAATTAAATGTAACAGAAATACCTTGCATTTCATTTGGATCAATTGTATAAGTTAATGCGTTGCCAGAACGAACATATGCTCTATAATTGCCTACGGGTATACTACTAAAGACACCATCACCAAATACATAACTTACTTGGTCATTGAAACGTGAATTAACAGAAAAAATATCTTTGAAACTAGATTCAGTTTGCAAATATGCATCAGCATAGATGTTATCTACTTTTTTCCATAATCCCAATGCGCCATTGTTTGTACTTAATTGGTACAACCATGTGTCAGTATTATTAACACCCTGAATATCAATGTCAACTACTTGGTTGCTAATTTTTTGTTGCAACGTAAAGTCAAAGTTTTGTAATGTCCCTTGTTTAAAGTAAAAGAAGAAACCTGTGTTTGGGCTACCATATCCCAATTTATCATTGCGATATAGCATATTAAATCTGTTTGTTGGGGCAGGAGGAATCTCATAAACATAATCTTCATCTACTGTAGTAACACTACATAACTCAAAATTCATATTAATGCCATCAACTTGGCTTGACAGTGGTACAACTGGTAATGTTCCGGCTGGAATTTGCATGGTATATTCATCAGTCTTCACACCAATAATTTGTGCAGTATTTCCTGGTCGACCAATTTTTTGTGTATTAATTAATGTGGCATTGACAATAGTATTGAATTGTTCTAACCAATTAGAGTTAGCTGGATCATTCCATAATATAGGAATGTTGCTTAAGTTAAAGCCATTCAAATCTGTAATATTTTGAGTAGTTTGTATGCTTGTTACTTTTAAATAGCCCTGACCTGCTAAGTTTCGTTTTGGGGTATAGCTAACTAAATTAGCTAATTTGATAACACTATCTCTGCGTTCTGCGGTGTCAATAAAGTTTTCACGTGTGTTCAGGTCATTACGGAAAGCAAGACCTTGGCCCATAAACGCCATAACATCTAATAATGCAATGAATTCTGACGATTCAATATAGTCATTATATGTTTCAGGATAGTATACACGCAAATAATCAATGAAAGTCTTGCGTAATGTTTCATAATCGTAACTTTTAAAGTCGGCTTGACTAAACGTTTGGTAAATTTGTTTCCAATCGTTTACACCAAATATTGCTGATTGTCTTGAACTTGTGGCCATAGGTTGTTCTCTTTTAAGTATTTATCTTAACTGAAAACCACGGTTTTTTAGAATTATTGTAAAACTGCGATATTTGTTGAGTTATCAAAGAAGACATTCAACAAAAATGCTTGATTGAAAGGTGCTATAGCCATTTCTACTTCAAGTAGTATACCGTTTTCTTGCGGGTATGCTTTGACTGAGTTTAGTACCATTCTAGGATCTAAATTAGCAACTCTACGTATCTCATTCTCTAATTGAAATTGAGTGTCGGGGGTATTTGGTTCAAAAACAAAACTCCAAAGAGTAGTACCATATTCGGGTTTGCCTACTTTTTGACCCTGTTGAATGTTCAGTGAATTGATAAAGTCACGCACGACTAATGGAGTATCTACTAATCTGAATTTCTTACCTACTCTTACCGGTTGCAATATAGAACCCGTACCCCCATCGACCCCTGCATTTAAGTCAGTGGATCTAGGTTGATTTGCGTTGATTGTGCTGAATCCAATATAATTAGGCATGATGATATTTATGCTCGGTTTGCTATGTCTCTAATCTTAGCTGTAATGGCACCAGATGCTGTAACTTCTGCTATATATGCTTCTTTTGCAGAATCTAATGCAGGATCACCTTGAGGTAAATTATCTCTGGCTTCTATATAAGCGGCACGTGCTACAGCAATTTTTTTACTTTGTTCTTCTTGTTCAACAATTAATGCCTGTTGTTGAGTGAATAACTCATTTAATTTATCCGCTTGCGCCTTTACTAAAGATGATGGACCAGTACCCCCAAAGTTTGGAGTAGGAATTCTCTTATCACCTAGTACGGATCCTAGTTGTGCTGTCAATTCTCCCCTGTCTATTGTGTTTGCTCCAATAGTTGGTAGTTTAATAGGGAAAGGACTAGATGAACTTAATGAACTTAAACTTGCTTGTAATGATGCGGCTGCACCTGCGGGCAATCCAGAAGATGCTAAAGCTGTCAAACTTTGAGTTCCTTCCGACAACCCTTTAGTTAATGAGTTTACATTTAAACTTTCAATATTGTTTGCAAGACCACCGAGTGCTCCGGCACTCAATGATACGTTACCACTAAGTGCAGATGCGGCAGTAGTTATACCATTTGTAACTGCGGCAGATGTGTTTTTAATCAAATTAGATGCTTGTGTTATACCTGGTAAATTTGGTAATGACGATCCTGATGATCCCACGATTGCACCAATTGCGCCGGCACCACCGGGCAATGATGATACCCCACTAGCCAATGATGATACTGACGCTGTTGCTTTTCCAACAAGTGCAGATGCACCTGTAATTGAACCTAGTGCTCCGGCAGCTGAACTTGCAAGACCACTCAGTGGATTTATTAGCGTTGGGATACTTGCGCTGGCTGCACCTGCTAATTGGTCTAACGGTCCGGAATTGGCTTGCGTTTCATTAGCGGTTTGGTCAGCGGCATTTTTCTCTGCAATTGCTTTCAGATTTTGCGGTACGCCCGGTGTAAATGATTTGAACGATTTTGTAATTGCAGAGAACGCTGAACCAGCTAAGCCTTTAGCACTATCCACTAATCCAGACAAACCTTGTATTGCAGACGCACCCATACCACCCAATGATGTTGCAACAGATGATAGTCCACCTGTTACATTTGTTGCTAATCCGGCTGCAAAATTACCAGAGGCCACTAATTGTGAAACACTGCTAGTTGCACCCGAAGATATACTTCCAATAGCATTAGCAACATTACCTGCTGAATTTTTAACAAAATCTATCGTTGCTGGTAGGCCTGCAGTCGCACCTGCAACAACAAGACCGGCAATTTGTGTGGGTGCTTCTTTACCTGTAATGATACCTGCTTTAGTCAATCCAGTTTGTGCTACTTGGAAATTGTCTACTTGTGCTTTAACTTGTGCTGTTGTGTTTTGAGAAATTGCATTCAAGTTTTCTGCTCCGGGTGTACCAGTAAACAAATTATTAGTCATTGCAGATTTAATATTGGCTCCACCCTGAACCAAACTATTAACCAATGTGCTTGCTCCTGGTTTAATTATTTTGGCAGTTTCTAATTGTTTTGGTGATAGTGCTGTTGACCCAACTCCAGCCTCTAATGTACCCTTAGCGCCCGCAAACACGCCGGCGCCTGTAGCTACTACATTAGGTGCAACATTAGCAGCCTGTGATGCAACTGTACTTACCATAGATGATGTAACTGAATTAGTCAATGATGCACTTGTTGGTGCTGTTGCAGGAACAGTTGATGACAATGCTGGATTTGTTACATTTTCTGGAGCAGAAGATGCAGAATTATTTGCAGAACTTACTGCGGCAGACGGGGCACTTGGTAGTTCATCACTTGCATTATTACTTACTTTTACATCAACACCTTGATTTGCATTAGCCCATGGTGCATGAGCTGGTGCTCGACTTACAATAGATAATAGTTTAGCAGGTGCTGCCGCCCAACCTTTAATTTTATCAAACAATGTATCGGTGTGTGCTATAGTTGGTAATGGTGCAACAACCTGAGGGGTAGTTGATGTTTCACCTGTATTTAAATTAACTTTACTTCCATTAATAAACATATCACCCGATGATGCATAAGAACCTGATCCACCTGAACCCATACTCATTGAGCCATCTACTTTAATAGTGTAAGTTCCTAATGTGTAACCTTTAAAGTTTGCGCCGGATCTAAAACTAATATCTGTTTCAGATTGAATATTAATATTATCAGCCGCAATGTTTAAATCTTTCTTAGCATTGATATTGATGTTATTATCAGCGTGTAAATTTAAATCACCCTGTGTTCTAATGTTAACTGAGTTAGTAGCGTACATATCAATCGTACCTTCTTTACCTAACTCAATATAGCTTTGTCCATTACTATGAATGATGAACAATGTTTGTCCGTCATCACTCATTAATATCTGATGTCCTAATGCTGAACGAATCCTAACTAATTGGTCATTACCAATTAAATCTCCGTCATCCATTACGATAGAATGTCCACCTCTACGTGCGACTACACCTAATGTACTTCCTTTACCATCTTCGGCGGCTTTAGCAACAGTATCATCAGTATAGCCACCTTTGTATATAGGTCTACCTGGTGTACTTACTCCCCAACCAACACGACTTGGACTTTCACGCAACGCACTAGACGTAATTGGGCCTCTAATTGGATCTCTAATTAATCCTTGCTGTGACAATATAGAAGCAACATAACTATGTACTGGTTTAGCTTCTGTTAAAAAGTTTGCACCATCTGATACTGATGAATTATTTGTATTTAAATTAGTTACTGGTAATTTAGTTGCACCGCCATAACT